ATCCCCACGGTGTTTTGCTTGCAAGAGAAGTACATGTCGGGTCCTCAGAACTCTCGACGGTGGATACCAGTGCAAACTCAACTGGTTGAAACTTCCGCTACCAATGGACTATCCCAGGGAGAAACTACTCCTAGTCTATGTAGCACCAACTCGGGCGTGAACCAAAACAAAGGAAAACAGGTTGTCCGTGCTGCAAAGCAACAACGCAGCAGAAATCAAATTAGCAGAGGGGATTCTAGCTCCTCTAGCTGCTCATCCGCCGAAACTGTAAGGCCGATTGAGCCTCATGTTGTTTCCGATCCGAAAGTCTCAAACCCCGCCCATGCAGCACAAGCAATAGCAGGCATGGATGTTGTCGGTATGAATTCTCGATATTGTGAAGTCTCTAATGCCCATCAAGTCCCTATTCTCGGTAAGCCCCACGGCCATCCACAGCTAGCCGGCCAACGAAAATTGGGAGAGGTGTTTATGAAAGAACAATGTTTTAAATCGATGCGGAGGTCTGATGTTATGATTGACATAGGGTCAGGATCTGGAGGAATTGGGCGTGCTCTATCGCTGAAAGAGAGCACTGTGCTTAAAGATGGTAAGGTTATTAAACCTTATGAAAAGACTTTCATGCATTGTATATTTCCTATTACTGACCCTAATGATGAAAGTAGACTTGCAGACATATCAAAATATACTTCAAAAATCAAAAATCTGGGACTTGATGCGAATCATAATCCAGATAGCCAGAAAATTAATTATTGCCACCATTATATGTACGAATGTACTTGTATGGAGAAATATGGCGGTAGAGCCAAATTCTTCTTTTCCAGCCATTCAGTTTATTATTTGGAAGGGCGAGACTGGGAGCAGATAAAACGCCATAGTCATGACGGGTCACTTTATGTCATGTATCACCAACCGGATCTTGAACAACCTTTTATTCCTGAGAAAGAACCGGAGTTCCGATGGAAGCGCGAATACTCATTTGCTAGTTTAGTCAATTGGGTTTTGCGCGGTGAATGGCTTGTCAATATGGAGCCTACCAAAAATGGTGGTTCTGTTTATCGACACTCAGAGATGAAGGAAATGAAAATGGGCGGGAAGCACATATCAACAACTTCTAAAATTGTTGATCGAATTATGTCACGTGTTATGAACCCACCCACTTTTTCAAATTGGCGAGCTTCGTTGCCACTAGCTCTCTTTGGGTGGATTACCTACCCATTTGTCAAGAAAATAGTTCCCTTCACGGCTCCAAAACCAGCAAGAATGTTTTGTTTTAATAGCATGCCTATGGCTCCTATTGTTACGACAACTGCTTGTCTGTTGTGGTTTTTGTATGAATATTATAAGAAAACAACTTTGTCTGTACTTTACCATCCCCTTAATCAAGTTGCAGTCCATGGTCAAATCCCTAATTCAATTATCATGCGAGTGATGTTGAAGAAAGGATATGTGCCATTACAAGCCAACGTAATAGCACCAATGCCTATTCCAACGCAGGTCAAACAAATGGCAATGTCTTTGGTTCTTAACCAGACAGCTAAATCGGATCCAACCACTGAGGGACTATGCAGAGCCACCGCAACGCTCACTCGAACAGGCACTGACCCCAAGGTCGCTAAACGTGCTGTAGTTGAATCGTTAGCGGAATCCACTGCCATGAAAAATGACTTTGGGCTAGCAGTCGCCCTTGGTAGTGGTCATGTTGCAGCCACCCGTAACAAAATTTTAAACGTGCTAGCTGCCAAGAAGGGTCAGATCTTGGCAGCGTTATTGTTGTTAACGGGCTTGTTGATGCTGCGTCCCTACCTGACAGGGACTTTATTATGGAACACCCTCACACCATTGCAGTCTGTCTTGGCAAAGGTCAAGACGGAAACGTTGACAAGAAGCATCATTTTGAATATAAAAATGTCGTATGCAATTGCGAAACAAATCCTGAACTCGGGTGCTCGCTCTTTGGCTGGTCAGTTGGCCCGTGTTTCACTTTGGCCAAATGTCTCCCAAACATGCACAACGCACTCACAATGCGGCACCTTAAACACCAACCCGACAACAGAAATTCCATCAGATCACCCGTCATGGATGAGCTGGCTGGAAGGTTTGTTGGCGTCTATGTTTTGAAACACATGACGTGGGTTGAGGAATGGCTATTGAAATGGAATTCTGCAAAACAGGATTCAATAAGAATGAGTTTTAACCGTGACGTTTTGCGTCCCGATAAAGTCAAGCCATTTCTCAAACGGGAAGTTTGCCGCAGTTATCCCACCAAAGGTCGAGCTATCCAAGCTTATGCTAATGAAGTGACTTCAGCTTTTTATGGAGCCTCTTTTTATGCTTATACTAAGGCATTAGTAGAAGCTTGTGATGTTGCTCCTATTTCGTATGGCGGGATTGTATTTGATTTGAAGATTGCAAGCGGTATGAACCATGAAGCTATTGGGCAATGGATGACAGATCTACCACCAGGATTATTATTCTATGAGCGAGATGGGAAAAACTGGGACTCTACTATGGGTTCTAACCATTTTGAATTGGTTCACCAGTTTCTTGCTTTGTGTGGAGATAGTTTGTCACGATTTCGTAAGGCGTGTGAAAATGTAAGAGGCCACTACTCTAGGAAGAATGTGGGGTTCATACGATACAAAGCTATAGGGACAGTCAAAAGCGGGCACCAAGATACGACTGGGTCAAATTCATTAATTAACCTTGGTTGTATTGTCAGAGCAATTTTGAATCTCGAAACTAAACCCACCCGAGTATTTATTATTGTTAATGGTGATGATTGTCTCGCAGCAGGGGATTTCCCTTGCACTGCTACAGAATTACTTAACGCTGAATCTGATTTAGGTATCGTCCCCGAAGGAGCACTTTTTCGTGACCCTATTGACACATCATTTCTGTCCGGCACTTGGTACCCCAAAATTGGTGGGGGATATGCATTTGGGCCTAAAATGGGCAGGTTGCTCCGTGGATTATTTTGGACTACGTCAGCAGCGGCCCTTAAAGACCCTATTGGATGGAAATCTACTGTTGCGAGGTCGTTTCTTGAATTTTGGGATGAAAACCCCATTATGTCCGTTTTCTTAAGAAGAAACATCACCACCTCCAGAGTAGTTGTTATTGAAAAGTGGAATAAAACGCATAGTAAGATTGCTAATGTAGATTGGGAGTACTATTTCTCGGCTAAATATCAATTGGACACAAATCAAATAGATGAAATAGTAACTTACCTCAACCGACTCCCACGCGTAAACATATGTTTAGCTAACAAGGCTTTGCGTAGGATAGTTGAACTAGATTTGCTGGATCCCGCTGAGCGGGAGTATGTCTTTTAAACCAGCTTAATAACGAGAGTTGGGCGCCCTCGGTTTATGCGAGCCCATGTTACAGATCATTCGACCGAGCATAGAATCAAACCTATATACTTGAATGAGCGCTAACAATAATAACCGGCCTAGAGCCAAACCCAAAGTTAAGGGCGTGCGGAAAGCCCGAACAGCAACACAAACATCTGGATCACGTCCAGGGTTTTCACGTACTACCTCATCCGCACCGGTAGCAACATCCCAGGTTAGAAGGACTGCGGCTCCCACTGTCAAGTATAGTAATAATGGCAATGGGTGTCGAGTTAGGCACTGTGAGAGGATCCTGACCCTCAACGGTTCAACCGCTTTCACAGTTACCTCCTGTCCTATCCAACCGGGCCTCGGAACATGTTTTCCCTGGTTGTCCGCACTTGCTTCGCGCTTTGAAACTTATAAGTTTCATAGTTTGCGTTATGAGTATAGGACTAAAACTGCTACCTCAGCCATTGGTGATGTCATTATAACAGTTGATTATGATGCCCTTGATTCGGCGCCCACTAGTGGGGTCCAAGCCGAGGCTTATAGATCTGCTGTTTCTGCCGCCCCATGGCAGGATATAACATTATACTGTCGACCCCCCGATCTTTCCCGGAGGGGGCCTAAGTATATCCGAACCAGTGCTGCACCTGCCTCATCTGACTTGAAGACTTATGATGTTGGCAATGTGCATTTCTGCACTGAGAACCAAGCAACTGCCGATTTAGTAGGTTACATTTATGTACACTATGATATTGAACTGTTTACGCCACAATTGGGCCAACTTGGTTCTTATACACAAGTGCAAGGTGGAGCTATTGATATACCTGCTGGCACTACGCCAAGCACCCTGTTTTCAGCAGCAACGCTAAAGGCAGGCTCATTAGGTATTACAAATATTTTTGATAACACCACCACCACACACCACATAACCATAATACCACCAGGCAAGTTTTTGCTGAGTATGGTTTATGAATCTGATTTCGCGGGAGGCGTACAGTATTTTACAGGAATAAATGCTGTCTCTGGATGCACCGTCTCAACGGCGAAGCTTTCCACTGATTACTCGGGAGCGGGCCCTTTCACATACTTCATTGGAGCATTTGTGGATTCGCCTCTCGGCAATGCTGTTGTTAATATTACCAACCTTGCCAATATCACGACAGTCGCAACAGGGGGCCAAGTTACCATCTCGATGCTACCCCCCTCTCTTCTGTTGTAGTTCCAAACAAACTTTTCTTTGGGCGCACGAGCCGTTATGACGGCAGCCGACCAACAATATTGGCCAGGCACCACAATTCACATGTTGTGGGGTGACGATGTAAATTGCTCTATTCGTCACCAATGGGGTTGCTGAGCTAGCATATTAGAG